GACGGCAATGAAGGAGATGTTCCGGGACGTGGTTCAGACAGCCATGGAGGTAGAGCTGGACGAGGAACTGGGGCGGGAGCGCTGCCAGCGAGCGGAGGCGTTGGAAACGGCGCCCAACTACCGCAATGGGTACTCCCGGAAGACGGTGAAGACACAGCTGGGGGAGATAGAGATCAAGGTTCCCCGGGACCGGAACAGCAGCTTCGAGCCAAAGATTATCGGCAAGTACAGCCGGAACGCGGACGGGATGGAGGAGAAGGTCATCGGCCTCTACGCCAGCGGGATGAGCCAGCAGGACATCGCCGAACAAATCAAGGAACTGTACGGCGTGGAGATATCCCCGGAACTGGTGACGAAGATCACGGAGAAGATCATGCCGGAGGTAACGGCGTGGCAAAACCGGCCGCTGGAAGCGGTCTATCCCTTCGTCTTTATGGACGCCATCCACTACAAGGTGAAAGAGGATCGCCGCTATGTGACCAAGGCGGCATACGTGGTCTTGGGCATCACCATGGACGGCAGAAAAGACATCCTTGGTGTGTGGATCGGGGAGCATGAGAGCAGCAAATTTTGGCTTTCTGTGCTGAATGACCTCAAATCCAGGGGAGTTTTGGATGTATATCTGTTCTGCACTGACGGGCTGTGCGGCATGATGCAGGCCATCCAGGCGGTGTATCCGAACAGCCGTTTACAGCGCTGCATCGTCCACCAGATCCGTTCTTCCACTCGTTTCGTCAGCTGGAAGGACATCAAAAAAGTAGTGGCTGATCTGAAGAAAATTTATACCGCTGTGACTCTGGAGGAGGCAGAATACGCCCTGCTCCAGTTCGGGGAAACATGGCGGAAACAGTACCCCTCCTGTGTGAAAAGCTGGGAGGAAAACTGGGAAGTTTTAAGCACCTTTTATGAATACCCGCCGGAGATTCGGAAAATCATATACACGACCAACATCATTGAAGGCCTGAACCGCCAGTTCCGGCAAATCACGAAAAACAAGCCCAGCTTCACCAGCGATGATTCCCTGCGCCGGATGCTATATCTGGCCGCCCAGCGCATCACGAAGCGCTGGCGGACCATGTGCTCGAACTGGGACTTGGTCCTTAGCCAGCTCCAGCTCATGTTTGCGGACCGGGCCGTTGGCTGAGCCCTCCCTTTAGAATATCCCGGCAAACCGGACGGCATTCACGCTTTCGGCGCGCATACCGCCCGGCCCGCCGGGATGATGTGTTAGGAAGGGCTTCAGCCATCATTCTACTCTGTTTTCACTGCTCCATACTTGACTTTGTCGAATCTCGCTTACACAAGATTTTACGGAGGGCCGATGAGGAGACTGCTGGACAAGCTCCGGGCGGTGCCCCACCTGTTCGCGAAGCTCATGGTCCTGTGGTGCGTGATCTGCGGGACCGTGGCCTCCGCCTGGGCGCTGCGGATCCTCTCCCGCACCGGACACGACCCCGCCGCCCTGCTGGGCGTCATCCTGGCCTTCTTCGGCGGGGAGCTGCTGCTGATGTGTCTGAAGACTGTGCTGGGGGGAAAGGGAAAGCCCCCCGATTAGTCAGGGGGCTGAGGGTCCAGCTCGATGTTGTACTTATCCATCAGCTCTTTCTGTTTCTTGTCGCGGGCCGCCTTGGCAGTTTCTATCGAGCAAAACCCACCTTGCCACCATCGTTCCCCGCGTACCTGACAGCGAGCCAGGTACGTTCCATCGTTAAGGCGGGTCACCCCCCGGACACACGTGTGGCTGGTTGCGTTCGCCTCTTTCCGGGCCAGGGCCGGTATGTTTGCGCCATCCACGATTGCTACCGCTACACCCATCCGCGACATGCTCTCCATCCTTTCGGACGAGTATTGCCGACACCCGCAGGATGTGAGCTTTGCTCGTATTGTGCTGGCCGGAAGTTCTTTCTCCGCCCCGCACAAATGGCACCGACAAAGATAGAGGCGGTCTCCATTTTGGCTGGTCCTGGTGTATTTGAGTACATCAAGGACGCCTATCGTTTTGCCCGTCAAATCAGCCCTCTTATCGCGATAGGCACATCCGCAATCGACCTTTGGAGACTTTTTGGCCGTCAACCGCTGTCCCTCTATGACAGTCTCCGCTCCGCATCGGTGACAGAGACAGCGCCATAAGCTGGCTCCCTTTGGAGTTCTTCCGGTAGCTTCGAGGACTTCCAGGGCTCCGAACCGTTTGCCGGTCAGGTCTAATGGATGCCGCGCCATCAAAACAGGCTCCTAGGGTCCACATCCAAGGCATCGGCCAGGGCCAGGAGGTTTTTGGCGGTGAGGTTGCCGGCCTCCGCCTCCCCGCCCTCCACTTTCTGCACGAGCCGGATGTTGACGCCGGCGGCGTCGGCAAGCTGCTGTTGGGTAAAACCTACCATTCTCCTTTCCCACTCCAGCTTGGTGATAGGCCGGTTGTGGCAGTCCCGCCTGTAGTTTACTAAGGAGCATAGAGTGCAGTTGCCATCCTGCCGCTGGCAGTCTCCGTATTTTCGCCTCACTCAATCACCTCCACAACCTCCCAGTCGTTTAGGGCTGCAGTCGTATCCAGGGATCTCAGAGGTAGCCGGCGAATCTCTGCCCACTGCTTCTCGTGGTTTCCGCATGGCTTGAGCATGTAACGGTGCGTTTTGGTGTCTACGATTTCTCCGTTCAGGACCCGGTCTCTAATATCTTTCTTCATGGCAAATTCCCTTCTCCCCGTGTCGCCGGTAGGGCAGCGGTTTGGATCTAGTGAGCCATACAGTCTCCGTAGCAGTAGGTGTGGCAGTGGGGGCACAGTCCGTTCAGGCGGCTGATAGCGGCGGAGTTGCGGATCTTACGCTTGAGGGTCAGGACCTCGATGGTCTTGGTGCGCTTGTCGTAGCTGCCGGGGACGGTCTCGCAGTCGCTGTAGCTGGTCTTGTACTCGGAGTAGTGCATCCGGCGCAGCCCGGTCTTGGCAGCTTCAGCGGCAGCCTTGACCGCCTCCTTAGCCTGGGTCCAGGCGGACTTGAGGCACTTGGAAAACGTCCAGTGGATGATCTTGGAGCCGTCCTGCCGGGTCCCGAGACCCGCATTGTACTTGCGAAACATGGTCCAGGCGTTCTTCATGATCTCAGACAGGTCGTACTTTTTCATGATCCTTACCTCCTGGGGTGTGCCCCCTTGCTATGGTCTTATTATACGCCTATATCGGCACAAAGTCAAGAGGGTTTTGCAAATTTTCTTGAAATTTTTGAAATGGGTGGCCTATTAAATGTGTCAAAGAATTGTCCCATATTTTACCCGAGACGGAAAAGGTAACGATTTTGTAAAAGATGTCAAAATCAAGCAGTTTCCGGTTGATGAAATGGAATTTGACTGCCAGATCTGCAAACGTCACACCTCCTCCGGCGTCCGAACAAAGGACATTGTATCCAGTAATTTTACAGACTGGGCCTATGTGGGAGAATATGTCTGCCCGGATTGCGCGGACCTTTTTAGCCTCTACTTTTACAACTACGTCGTTGACTCTGACGGAATCCATTTGTACAACGTCCGAGAGCTTCGAGATCAGCTGATTACGCCTCAAAAACCTCCATTTATGTTTGTGATTACGACAAGCCAAAAAAAGCATTTGTTTTACCGGTCCACTTGGAATCACACCAGCGACCGGTTTGCCGTCAATCTGGAGACAGAGACGATCTACACCACACCGGAGCGGATGCGGCAGCTGTTTGATTTTGTGGAGTGCATGCAAGCACTTGGGTGCTCAAAGGAGCGGCTTAAACAGGGCCAAATTTCTGAGAAAGCGTTTCTTGGTAGCGGAATAGATGCTCTTAGGTTTTTGAACCATGAACTGAAAAGTCGGGAAATACAAATACCGCTGTACTGCGGGCAGAAACGAGAAATTACGGAGGAGGAAGCGATATGCTGTATCAATTCGATACTGACAGCCTGAGCCACGCCAAAGCGGCACTGTTGCTGTATGGGATGTACCGGAGCCGAAAGAAGGAGAGCCCGCTGAACGGCCTGGAGACCTGGGACCGTTTCCAGACGTTTGTCCGGGGTGCTTGCCTTAAAGCTAGTACAACGGCGGAATTTGTCCAGGCTTTTTGTAAAAAGGCCAAAATCGACAGCGTCAAGCCTCGATATCTTAGCACTGGGGAGCCTGTGGTTATACCGGACACCGGGGAGTTGATCGTGAGCGGGGGCTTAGCTGATTACCGCCTTGGGATCATAGCCGATGATAGCTTGCTGCGGCTGTATAACACGGAGTCCATGTACCTGATCATGCTGGTGCGCGAGCGCATTCAGCGTGAGAAATTCGCGCCGGAGGTGGAAGACGATGAAGAAGAGGATTAAATACAAGATGCTGGCTCCCGTATCCCACATCGGAGAGACGGCCAGCACTGGGAGCTACTTCCAGACCGTTCTGACGGCGGGCGGGCGCGTCCCGGTAATCACCGGAAACAGCGTCCGGGGCCAGCTCCGGGACAGCATGGCGGCGCATTTGCTGGACACGCTGAGCAAGGGCAGTCTGATTCCCGTCAAGGTGAGCAAGGACGTTTTCAACATTCTCTTTTCCGGCGGAAACATCAACGGATCCATGAAAGACGATGTAGAAAAAGCCAAAAATGTCCGAGCGCACTTTCCGCTTGTCTCCCTGATGGGCGGTGGATTAGGAGACATGATCATGGCCGGGAAGCTGATCTGCTCCTTTGCTTACCCGGTCTGCAAAGAAACAGAGAGCATTACCGGCATCGAGAGCGATATTTCCTGGCACAGTCTGATTGACGAGATGGAGTTTACCCGTACGGACGACGGCAAAAATGACCAGTTGGCCGCGTATATGAAGGACACTGGCGAGGAGAAGACCGCCAAATCGTCCACGCAGATGCGATACAGTGTGCAGTACATGGCCGCCGGGACGGAATTTGTGCAGGATTTTATCTTTCTGGATGGTGTAACAGACCTGGAGTTGGGCGCATTCTACGCCGGCCTGCGGCAATGGTTTAAGGTGCCGCGCCTGGGCGGTATGGCTGCAAAGGGGTTTGGATTGTTTGACGCTGAGTTGGTGGGGCAAGAGCTGTCCGTTAAAAATGGGACGGTAGCAATCGGAGCCCCCGGGAAGCTTATCGAAAAATACGAAGACCTGATCCGCACCGAAGGGGCTGAGTATTTGAGCCTTTTCGACACCAAAAAGGAGAAGAAAAATGGCAAAAAAGCCGACAAGCCCGATTAAGGTCACGGCACACCTGTCAGACGGGCGACTGAACAGCGCTGACGGAATTATTATGCTGGACAGCATCCTCTACCATGCCTGGTTTTGGCGGCACTGCCCTGAAGTCTTGCAGGGGATAGGGTCGGCTGAGTACAACGGCTATACCGGCCTGCCGCTGCGGCAGCTGCCTGGGAATCGCTGGGCAGCTTCCCGGGGGGTGTATGAGGAAATTGGGCAAACGGTGGAGCACATCAATAAGCGTCCTAATTTTTTTAACGCAGACAAGCTGGATCATTTGGATATGGACAAGGGTATTATCAGTGACAGCGTGGGTCTGTACAGAGCATACCGTATGCCAAACGTGATCCGCACAATCAAGGATGGCCTGGTCACCTTCTGGGCGATGGGGCACCGGGACGAGGTACAGGAGCTGTTGGACTGCATCCCTGCTGTTGGCAAAAAATACGTTGCTGGATATGGACTGGTCGATCGCTGGACGGTGGAGGACTGCGAAGAGGACTACAGTCTCTGGCACCCAGAACACGGCCTTATGCGGCCTGTCGAGGTTGAGAGCGGTGATGCGAAGACCCTTGATTTGAGGGAGTATCCCGTTATGCAGTACGGCGTCAAACCACCCTACTGGAAAACAAAAAATCTGAGGCTGTGCTATGTGCCAATAAGATGAGGGTAACCCGATGATGTTTGAAGAGTTTCTTAATTGCGGGCGCTTGCAAGCAAAAATGCCGCAATACACCAAAAAGAAATCCGATGCAATTGCTTTGTCCGCAAAAGCGTTGCAGAAAAGCAATAATCCATATGTGGCGATAAGCGGCGGAAAAGATAGTGTAGCAATGGCTTTTATTGTAAACGAAGCTGCAAAACTGTGCGGAAAATCATTTCGGTTATGGACGCATATTTCGGACGCATCATTTCCCGGCACGTTAGAAACTTGCCAAAAAGTTTCAGAAATGCTTGAATGCCCTCTTGATATATACGAAAGCAAAAGTTCTGCGTTTGATGCGGCAACAAAGGGAAAGAAGCAGTCTTTTGGAAAAACCGGTGTTTTCTTTGATTCCGTACGCGATTATGCGAAAAATAAGGACTTGGCGTTTGTTGGGGTTCGGGCAAGTGAAAGTAAGCGCAGGAAACAGGCCGCAAAAGTACATGGGCCGATATTTCAAAGCAGGTCAATGGGTGATGTAACTGTGTGCCACCCCCTATTATGGTTTCGGCTGGAAGATGTTGCTGCCGCATTGTGGGAGTACAATGCACCCGTACACCCGATATACAAAAAGCATCCCATTGAATTAGGGCGAAATGCGATAAAAGAAGATAAATTTATCCGACTTGGCTACATTACGTCAAAAGACCTTCTCAATAAGGGAACAGCGGTATTTCTGCGCATAAACTATCCAGAACAGTTTAATCGACTGGCAGAATGCTGGCCGGAAATACGATTGTGGGTGTAGAGAGTGGCAAAAGCCGATAAAACCAATTATCAGACACTTTCCGATTTTGCAAGGCTGGTTGGCGTACACCGCACGACGGTGCTTGCATGGGTGAAAAACGGCAAGATAAAATCAACAAAAAAATAACAGCAAAAAATGGCACAAACTGAATGACCGGCTGTTTTATCGCACGGACATCAAACGATTTTTGAAGCCTTACCCAAAATACAGCACTCCGTGGAGTGAGACGGAAATCTACATCCTGCGAAACTGGACGGGTACCGATGCACAGCTTGCAGAGGCAGTCGGGCGCAGCATAAACGCCGTGAGAATCAAAAGAAGCCGATTGAATGCTTGATAAAAAGGTGTAAGTGCAGCGCATAAGAACAAAACAAAAAATTTATTATTGAACGAAAGGACGATATCTATGACTGATCTGACAATCCTCATCCCCATCCTGGGCGTTCTGGTGGCCCTGACCAACATCATCGTCCAGGTGATGAAAAAGGCCACCTGGGACAAGATGCCTACCAACCTCATCGCCCTAGGGGTGGCGCAGGTGCTGACCATCTCCGCCGGTATCGCATACTGCCAGATCAAGGCGGTGGTCATGACGTGGTACCTCGTGGCCGCGCTGGTGGTGGGCGGTTTCATGGTGGCCTATGCGGCCATGTTCGGCTTCGACAAGCTGCGGGAGATCATGCAATGGGGGGATGGACGATGATGACCGCGAAGGAGCTGGTGCGGCGGGCGGTGTCCGCCGCCGCGGACTACCGGACCCTGTACGTCTCCGGGGGCTTCGGGGCCCCGCTGGTGGGGCGGAACGTGGAGCGGTACTGTACCAACAACGCCTACAACCGGGCCCAGGCCCGCCAGGCGCTCATCCGGGCCGCCGGGGACCAGTCCCCGCCTGTCTACGGCTGGGACTGCGTGGGGCTGATCAAGGGCCTGCTGTGGGGCTGGACGGGGGACCCCTCCAAGACCTACGGCGGGGCCCGGTACGCCTCCAACGGCGTCCCCGACATCGGGGAGGACGAGATGATCCGGCGGTGTGCCGGTGTGTCGGCGGACTTCAGCGGGATCCGTCCCGGGGCGGCGGTGTGGATGCCCGGCCA